TATGGAACAGAATAAAGTATATACAATTAAGCTCATGTCAGGCGAAGAACTCATTGCTCGTGTGAAACAAGAAGACGGAGTCACCGAGCTCATTAAGCCTCGTACGGTTGGTATGGGACCACAAGGATTTGCGATGATGCCATGGATGATGTCAGCTCCTGATAACAATGTGGTAATCTCCGACACTGTGATTGTTGGCGCCACTGAAACAAGTGCACAAGTTGCTACACAATATCTGAAACAAGTGACAGGAATTCAAGTATGAGTATGTTACTCGCATGCCTTATCATCGGTGATTCGATCGGTGTTGGCACCAAGATGTTTGCTCCAAAAGAGTGTGTATCTTATTCGAAAGGTGGTTGGAATACCTGGCAATGGAATCGCAAGTGGGGTAATACTCCTCTCGAAGCCAAGAAGGTTGTGATCAGTCTTGGTACGAACGATCATAAGGGTGTAAAGACATATAAGGAATTGTCAAAGATTCGTTATCGCATTCGCTCTCAGAATGTGATGTGGATTATGCCTCCATGCAATAAAGGTTTCTGTAAACCCGGTGTTAACGCCGCGGTGAAGAGCATTGCTGTCAGTTACGGAGATCGCATCATCTCTACTTCGTATGTTCAACCTGATAATGTCCATCCTTCATGGCGTGGATACAAGGATATCGTCAAGAAAGCCGGACTATGAATGTATTTGTATTAGACACTGATCCTGTCAAAGCAGCTCAACTACAGTGTGACAAGCATGTCGTCAAGATGATTGTCGAGAGTGCTCAGATGCTCTCGACAGTTCATCGCATGCTTGACGGCGAGCAGTGTCGTATTCCTTCAAAGTCTGGTAAGACGATGTCGAAGGCATGGACTTTGCCTGACGAACGCGAAGATACATTCTATCGTGCAGTGCATATGCACCATCCTTGTACGATTTGGACTGCAGTCAGTAATAACAATTACAATTGGCATTGGGTACACTTCGCTGCGCTTTGTGACGAGTATACGTATCGTTATGGTAAGGTTCATAGCACTGATACACTCTTACGAGAAGCACTCAAGCGATTGCCCACTAACATTCCAGTTGGTTACAAGACTCAGTTTCCACTGGCGATGAAGGCCTTTCCCGAGTGTATCGACTACAGCGACATCGTAGGATCTTATCGTAAATTCTATCAGACAAAGCAAGAACGCTTTAAGATGGCTTGGACCAAACGTCCAGTGCCTGAATGGTTTGCTGTCGCAGCCTAAATAATATACTATTTTTAATAGAATCGCTCCAGTAGAGATACTCGGAGCGATTTTTTTTGTTTTTAGCATGTACAATTATTGCATTTCGTTGTAGCGTGACAATACAAGCAAAGATAATTTTGCTTGTTGATAAATAAACAAACGGATAGGAATAGTTATGGATAAAAACTTTATCAAACGTGCATTGCATGTTACATCTTTTAATTTTAGCGCTTCAGATTTTCAAAACACAAACTTTAAAAAAGAAATTCAATATATTTTTAATATGCATTTCTTTCCTAAATTTGATTTGAAGAATACTGTTGAATCAGTTGACATAAACAAAATCAATACACTGATAGAAAAGCTGAAGCGTGAAGATTCGGCCATGTTCTCAAAGATGCATAATTACAATTTAAAGGGCGTCGGTCCTGGAGAAGTTACACTTTACTTTTTAGTCAATTCGGCTCATCTTGGTGGTGGGTCGTCCGCCGGCATTGACTTAATAGCAAGTAATGGTAAGTTTGAAGTCAAAGCAGTCGATGTCACTGCGAATGGATATGCAACAAACTTTAAACTCGGCGGTACATTCAATCTAAGCGATATCGTCAAAGATTTGTTAGATCTAAAAAAGAAGGTGAATGCTGGCGGAGAAGGCGTGAATAAGTCGGCGCTCGATGCCATTCGAAAGAAATTTCCTGACGAACTGAAGCGTATCGAAGAAGATTTTGCTCAGCGTGCATATGACAACTACTTTAAGAACCATGATATCATCTTTATCAAGAATTCTACTAAAGATATCGGAAAGATTATGGCGATTAAGAAAGTTAAGAAGAGTGATATCATGCTCGATCGTTTGACAAGCGGCGTGCTCAAACCAAATGTAAAATTATAAAAATAAACATGTACATTTTATCAAAACTATGGTAGAGTAAACTATGATAAAGAAACGATTCAGAGAGTTTATTGGTTCAGGTACGCTTACGATATTCGATATTGATGAGACGCTCTTCCACACGTACGCGAAAGTTGCTGTTGTGAAAGATGGTAAGGTTGTTCGAATGCTCGACAATCAAGAGTTCAACACTTACAAACGTAAGAAGGGTGAAACCTACGACTTTGGTGAGTTTGCAAATGCTGAGGTTTTTCGCAAGTCATCGAAGCCAATCACTCGAATGGTGGCCAAAACAAAGGCTATCTTTGCTAACTCGAAGAAGAATCCTCACAGTCGAGTGATTATCTGTACGGCGCGAGCCGACTTCGATAATAAGGATATTTTCCTTCAAACATTTCGCGATCATGGTTTACCTATCGATAATATCCATGTCGAACGTGCCGGTAATCTGAAGATCGATTCTTCTGCCGAAGCCAAAAAGATTATCTTTCGCAAGTATATAAATACTAAAAACTACGTAAAGCTTCGATTGTTTGATGATGCTCCTAGCAATCTTCATGCGTTTCTTTCATTGAAGAAAGAATTTCCGAACATTGCGTTCGAAGCTTATTTTGTAAATCCTGATGGATCGGTAAAAACAGTACGATGACAACCTTTAAAGATTTCCTTGCAGAAGAGCTCGACGAAAGCAAACTTAAGCATCTTGAGCATGCTGAAGATCACGTAATCAATGCTGGTCACGAAGGCTTTTCTCATGCCTATCACAATCTCAAAGATGTGCATGATAAGCTTACAGGTAAGAAGAACGACACCAAAGTTACTATGAAGTATGATGGTTCTCCTTCTGTGGTATTCGGTCGGCATCCTCAAACTGGTCGATTCTTTGTCGCATCAAAGTCTGCTTTTAATAAGAATCCAAAGATTAACTATACCGAAGACGACATTCAAAAGAATCACGGTCATGCTCCAGGCTTGGTAGCAAAACTGAAAGCAGCATTACAACATCTTCCGAAGGTCACACCAAAAAAAGGTGTTTTCCAGGGCGATATTATGCATACGCCTGACGATGTTCATGACAATGATGGTCGAGTACACTTCACTCCGAATACCATTACATATTCTGCTGCGAAGGCTTCAGCACAAGGAAAGGCTGCATTGAACTCGAAGGTTGGGGTTGCTATTCATACCAAATATAATGGTAACAATCTCGAAGATATGCAAGCCGAGCACGGCGCACAGCTAAACGATTTTGGAATGCATAAAGATGTGCATTTGATTTCTACTGAGCATCGACTCGATAATATCAAGTACACGCCGGCACATCGTGAAAGATTTGCAAAAGCGATGTCTGCGGCTGCCGCAGCCAATAAGAAAGCAAAGCCTGAAACATATGAAGCGATCAAAGGTCATGAGATTCCACTCAAGACTTATATCAATCATACTGTTCGGACTGGCACGAAACCGAGCGTAGAAGGTTTTATGAATCACTACATCAAGTCACATCAGAAGAAGGTTGACGGTGTAAAAACTGATAAATCAAAAGCCTCAAAAACTGCTGAGATGGAAACTGCAATTGGTCACGTTCAACGTAATCGTGCACACTTTCAAAACGTGTTAAATCAACATAAGGCACTGCAAAAAGCTAAGAGTGTATTAACTAACACGCTTTCGAGCAATTCAGAATTTGATCATAGCATTAACGGAAAGAAAGCAAAACCAGAAGGCTTTGTAGTAGTCAGACATAATCGTCCTACTAAGTTTGTTGATCGTGCTGAGTTCTCGGCAGCCAATTTTAATAAGGTTAAAACAGTATGAAGTCCATTCATATTACACAAGGAAGATTCAATCCTGTCCACGCCGGTCATGCGATGGTTGTGAAGCATGTCATGGATTCTGCTAAGAAAGAAGGAGCAGATCATAAGATCTTGACGACTGGATCTCATGATGCCAAGAAGAATCCTTTGACTCCTGAACAAAAAGTGAAGCATCTTTCTCGTGCTGTCAAAGGCGCGAAGGTTGAAGCGATGAGTAAAGATCATCCCACTCTTTTGCATCAGATGTCGAAGTTGCACAAAGCTGGTTATACTCATGTGACAATGCATGTTGGTTCTGATCGTGTGAATGAATTTCACAAACTTCTGCATCAATATAATGGCACTACAAATAAACACGGACACTATAACTTTAAGAGCATTAAGGTTAAGTCTGTAGGTGGTGAGCGCAAAGAAGGCGGAGGTGGAATCGAATCTGCGTCTGGTACTACGATGCGTAAGCACGTTACCGCGAGAGATAAAGAATCATTCCATAAGATGGCTCCATCTGGTATGAGCAAAGCGCATAAGGATGAATTGTATCATGATGTCCGCAAAGGTATGGGCACAAACGAATCATTCATTATCAGATTTAAAAACTGGATTAGTTGACTCGTTAAAGTTTCCTTGTTATAAATAGGTTTGCGGTTAGGCTACGGCAATCCCGTTTGTGTAACAGATAAGCCCAAGGGAAACTCTGATGGAAGATAA